GAATTCAAGTACTTCATTATTGAATCTCCAGAAACATGGACTACACACCTTTAGACCTGGTTTCATCATTTTGTGACACACCTCATAGTTTGGACAGTTCATATAATTTAAAAGACTGTTACACCTTTAAACTCAAATTGTTGGTATAAATTCCCATTCGAGTGTGCCACAAATCTTTTTCCATATTTGATCTTGGGCATATAACTTACTCTTGGATTTGAGGAGAGGAAAGTATTGGAGGTATTGATCCTTTTCTAAGAGTTCACAAAACTTGTAGAGTACATAGGAATAACTCAAAAAGTTTTTCCTATCTTGGGGGCAATTGTCATCAAAAGGTTTTTGAATATCCTTGAACATGATACGTAGTTGTTCCTCCAATTCTGGTGGCATATTCGGTGCCTTAATACCATTTAGAATATTTGTGATGTAGGGTACATGTTCATAATACTTATTGAGTCTCAATTTTTTTAGAAGAGCTCTAATCTTTGTATGAGTAATTTCATCCAACTTCTTGATCTTCATCTTTTTGAGTTCCGATCTCAATTGTTCCATGACTTCTGGGGGTATAGAAGTCATCTCTTGTGCTTGAAATTGACTCAACCATTCATTGAAATGGTTTTCCCTCTTGTAACTGTAATTGATAATCTTCTCAGACGTCTCTTGTTCTTCTCTATATGTCAACTCTTCACTTATCAATGTAGCAATTATCAACCCACATGAATCACATACAAGATCACTTGTAACATGTATATGGATTATATTACTATAGGAACATACTGGACATTCATTTAAGTTTGTATATTCATTTACCCTAGGGAGATTTTGTTTTTCTACTTTAATGAGATACTCATTGAAGATATCTTTCCTCTTGAGTCCAACAGTCTCTTTCACATTGAAAATATTATCTGTATTAATCTCATCCTCCACTGTATCGGCATATTGAGTCATATATGGCATACAACTAATAAGGTAGTCAGACATCTCACTCTCATATAGTTTCTTATTTCCGGGGTCGGTATTTATGAGATGTGTCCAATTTTCAACTTTATTTTTATACCTACTTAAAAAGTTACCTTCCATTATAATTAACAATGTTGTTCAAACTTTTAAGTACTCTTATATATTTATACAAAAAATTAACAACTCCAAGTGACTATAGTATTATATCAGAGGAAATTGAGTATACGATTGACCATGACACGAAATATAAGATTGAAGATGACTTTTGGGAACATGAAAGTAAGGACTGGGATGGTATTTTGGACGAATACCATTGTTATGTCACCAATAAACGATTCAGAAATACGATTATTCCTCAAAATGTGAATAACTTCATTCTTCGTGTAAAATATTACTATGGTGGAAGGGTTTACAAGGCCATCACACAAGATATCAATTTTATACCCGGGAAGTGTGAACAAGATAATATGATATTTAGTATCCCCCTTCGTCATGTATGGATAGTTGATCACGATGATAAACCACAATTAGACATCACGGAGAAGGTTAAGCGGTACGCCGGGCCTAGAAATAACTTCCACGACCAGGATGTCCCATTACAAGATTTTTTATACTATACCCAAAAGACACTTGAGACCCGTTTTCCCAAGATAATGCTCACAAACTCATTAGGTATGAAGAAAATTGTTTTGACTACAGAGGATCGTACGACTGACCTCCGTATTCCATAATTACATATCATCGGAAACCTTGGTCGCGAGATAAAACTTCACTTCACCCAGGTTTGCCACGTTATACTTTAAAATTAGAAACCTATTCCCCTCTTCCTGCATAATTTGCACAGATGAACACATACTCGTCGCCTTTGTAAATATATTCACATACTTCAAGCTATAGAGACCCTTAATTTCCTGACTATTTTCAAGGCATTCAATAGATGTTTCTTGGTTTGCAAAGTCCCCCTCACAACGAAGCCGAAGTTCTTTGCCAACTCTAGTAATTTCAATCTCATTACCAATATTTGACATATCTCTACAAAGTTTCTGGAAATCTGCAGATGGTAGAATCGTATTACTGGTCATCGTAACATCAGGAACTTCAATACGACTCTCATTGATATCTAGGAGTTTGAGTTGAAATTTAGTACTCGTCTTTTTTGATTCACTTGTAATTTCCATATCCATATATTCTTTTGAATTTATTTCAATTTTGAGAACATCATTATTTGTAATTGTCTTCAAAAGTTTGAAAGTATTTGAAATGTTAATTCCAGCTATGATTTCATCCTGAATACATTCGTACTCTTCAAAGTTATCAGCAGCGAGGAACATATCAATGAGAGATGTTCTAGCTGTATCCAGTGTAACTATATACATACCTTGTGGACGAAAGTATATGTTAACGTCATTCAGTATATCTTTTAAAACTTCAAAAGTTGATTTGATGGCAGATGCCTGAATTGTTACCAATTTCATATTACTATATACACCGCGTTTTATCTTTAAATCTGTTGTTCGGAATAGGCTACACCCTTACTCACATCTCTACCGATTTTATCTTCCAATTCCTTTGTCATAGCTGGTTGTAGGGATTTACCATATGAATCCAGTGAGAACATATCAGTATCGTTATCCTCACTGTCTAGTGTGGTCATAGAGCACGATCCACTGAAACCCCAGTTACCAATTTCCTCGTTAGGGAGGAGAGAATCAAGCCAATTTTTTATTTCACTACCAACGAGAACTTTCCCATTCTTGGTCAACATTGTGGGTACCCGATTGATTTTATTCTTGTATGCAGGTGGAATACCCTGAGTGTTTATGTTGTGGTAACGAACAAGTTGTTTCAATTGTGGTTGTTTGTTTATATACTCGATAACTTCCATAGAGTGTTTGCATCGGGGGCTATATATCAGTAGAGACATCTAATATGTATAAGGGTATTTTGTAAAAAAAAATTAACGCATAGTAATAAAGATGATGAACTGGTCTTTGACGATTGTTCTTATTGCCATTGCCCTGTTACTCACAGTCAGGCGTGAACCATTCACGGAGATGTTTGGGTTTTCAGGGTACACCCAACCAGTCAAAAATATTCGTTTTGATGATACCAGACCACTTTTGTCTGATTTCACTCAGGCTGAAGCTGACATTAATAACGACATGATGCAGGAATTTGTTCTCCAGACTAATAAAGAAATATCTAAACGTACCGGACTTTGCACTTATATTATTGAAACTACCGGTCTTAATAAGTATGTCAAAGAAGACAAGACACTATATGAATGTAAATTTATGACTGTGAAGAATAGTGGTTTCGCATTTGGTTTCTCTGTTGTAGCTTATTTTGAGGTCATGAACGGAAATATCAAACTCGTCTCTCTCCGAACACAACCACTTGAAGTTGAATCTGCGTCTGAAATTGCACCTTTTGTGGATGATGGTGCTTCCGGTAAAGATTTTGTAAAGTATGAGCTTGTGAAAGAGAAGGCCATACCCACTCTCAATGAGTTAGAAATGGCTAAAAATAAATTGCAGTAATTGTAATGATCAACATCAATGATGTGACAATAATTGATGAAAAGAGGAAGCAAATCAAGAAGGAAATATACACACGAATATATGAACAGTTTTCTCGTAAAATAAAACAATGTGTTGAAATGGGTCACAAACAGATATTTCTAACAGTACCTGTAGTTGTCGTTGGCTGGCCAACATTTAATAGATCTACAGCAGCTAGATATGTGGCACGGCAATTCAAGTTGGGTGGTTTTGACGTGAGACTCGTAAGCGAATATGACATATATGTTTCATGGAACATACCCAGAAAGAAGAGGGAAAAGAATGTTGAATCCGACGAACCAGACTTCCCAGATTTGATGAACTTGAAGAAGATGGCTGATAAATACAGGACGCGTGAGACTTAAAGTTAAATTATATAAAACTATTATAAATCATGTCCGATTCACTGAATATAATGGTAGAAGCGAAAAAGGAGTACATGGGCCAGCTCTGCCTCATTATGACTCCAGTTATGATTGAAGTATTCCAAGATATGTACGATGAAGCGGCTAAGCTTTCCAAGGGGAGAAAGACTTTAATCATGTTCCAAAAACTTCTCAAGGAGGTTCCAAATTGGTCTAATCAAATGTCTGCCCAACACACGAGTAACATCGCCGATCGTTGTGCGTGGTTCAATGACCTCCTAGCAGCCGTTTTCGTTGCGTGCACTAAGATTCTATCCGCGGTTCGTCTCAAGGCTGACAATAAGAAGATTAGTCTCAAACTTCCCACTAATGAAGTATTTATCCAAACGTGCTATAACAACATCGCCAAAGATATCTACAGGAATCCCTACGTTTTCCATGAAGAACAAAGTGAGTACACAAGAGATGATGAGCTCACACATCGCTTCACTACCTGCATTGAAAATACTGTGAAGGAGCTCATCCCAGTTCAACAGATCCTCCAGACATATATGTCACAAGAGACTCGTGACATTGACATTGATGGAGAAGTCCAAGACACTGAGGATCCGGATGTATTTGATGGTCCGGAAGAGATACCATTTCCAGAACCTGAGTCGGAGTCTTTACCTGAAAATGAGGACATGTTGGGTACCGGAGAGCAAATCCAACCAACTGGTCTAGAGAATGAGTTCAAGACGGTTCCCGGTGTTGAAGCACCAGAACCCGAACCTGAACCTGAACATATATCTGAACCTCAAATGGAATCCCATCTACCTCAGGCCATACAGGAAGATGATGGTGTCCTCTTTGGTGACGCACCAGATCATCGTATAAAAAAAACTGCGTATAATTAAATGGAATTATCAGACTATCTTAGAGATCCAATGACCGCTGCTCTCATAGCAGGGGTTATTACTGCTGGTTACATTCATGCTAAGGCTCAACTTAACAACGAAGGTAAATTAGAACTTAATAAATACACCAAGCCAGCTGTCCTCAATGCTATTCTAGTATTCTTCATTGTATCCAATGGCCTTGGTCAAAAAGAAGTTATTTCTAATGATCCTTTTTAAACTTAAAGATTACACTTATAATATAAGAAAATGGCGTCTGTCACTGCGTTTAATGACATGTTATCCCAATTTCTTGTGGAACTGCACAAGACTTTTCCAGATGAAAAAGGTATCAAGAAGATGACCGCATCCTTTGAGGTGATTAAACAAGCTAACCCCCGTCTCATTGTTGACAGTTTCATGAACGGTGTAACTCCTTACGCCGATAAGATTTCTGCTAAGGATGAATCGTTTCTTTTAGAGGAGATTGAGACTATTGATTTTCTCAAGGATTTGAACATTAAGAGTTACTGGTCTCGCATGACTGATGGTACGAAGGGTGCTACGTGGCAATACCTCCAAACCCTCTACATGCTCGGAACCACTATCAATTCTATCCCAGCCGATACACTCGCCCAAATTGAGAGCATTGCTAAAGGTGTAGCTGATAAGATGCAGACAGATGGTGGTGAACTTGATCAAGACGCTCTCATGAAGATGATGGGTAGCATGCTTGGTGGTATGAATAAAAAATAAACCTTCATATATACTAAATGAAGACCTGGTTTGAAGATCCTCAACAACTTATCAAATCGGATGAGGTCTTACAATTCTGGCCAAATAATGAACAAACTCCAGAAGACCGAATTAATGCGTCTTCGCGATTTATAATTTATGCATCTTGTATTATTTACCTTACTCGTCGTGATCCACGTATTTTTGTACTTGGTGGTACTATTATAGGTGTTCTTTATGTTATGTATAAATCTAAAATGGTGAAGGAGGGTTATATCGGTGGTGTCGGTACTGAGTGTCAGATGCCTACTATAGATAATCCAATGGCTAATGTACTCATGACGGATTATACAGATGCACCAAACCGTTTAGAAGCCTGTTACTACCCAACCGTGAAGCCATTTGTTAAAGAGTATTTAGATGACCGTGTTCAATATGACTCAGGTAGATCTCGGACACCCCTTCCATCTCAACAGAAAAATGCATATGCTCGTCAATTCGTAACGACCGCTGTTTCTCAAATTCCAGGCGATCAAACCTCTTTCGCTGAGTGGTGTTATGGAAGTAAAAATAGTGCCTCTTGTAGAACCAATCCAGAAATGTGCAGCCCAAATGCTAGGGGTGTTCAATTAGAATCTTTCGGTGGTCTTGATCTGGCTGGTGATAAACGAACTGGTATGAGTGGGGGACTGTAGCTTATATAAATAAATCTCATGTAATAATAATAATATGGCATACCAATTGCAACCTGGTCTTGCAATAGTTCAAAACGCTGGTGCTCTCCCGTCTGTGAGAGCGAATGAAGAGATATTTGTATATCCTCAGCCCAGTACTCTTAACTACTGCGGTCGTCCAAATACTATGTTGTATGGAACTGCTCCATACATGGCGGGTAAG